GTATCTCCGATTATTGTAAACCAAACAAATATTCCCCAAACAAATGAACGAGTAAACATAACAAATACATTATTGTAAACCAAACAACATTTTGTATTAAAAAATTTTAAATTATTTTTCAAAATATACTTGACAAGTAAAACAATTTGTAGTATATTAAAAGTGTCGAAAGGATAATACATATTTATAAAATATAGATACTGGTAATATCGTTTTTGTTTATATTATTCTTTTGAATGGTTGTAAGAGGTTGGGAAACATACTAATACGTATATAGTATTTCGGTTATGAGCGACGAGCCGTCCAAGTGAAAACGCCAATACATAAGTATTGAAAGTTATAGCTATATCTTATGAAAGCTAGAAAATTTATGGTTTGCAACCTAATAGCAAGAAAGAGGGAATAAAAATGGAAAGTAAAAAGTATGAAGTAACAGTATTAGAAAAGAAAGGTACTTGCGACAACGCATTATTTGAGAAAATGGCAAAGAAAGGAGATTTAACAGCTATCAAATTATCTGAACTATTAGGCGTAGAAGTAAAAATAACTGGATATGCTAAATGTAATGTAGTAACAGATGATAAGAATTTCAATATCAATTATTTTGATACAGAAGAATACGGATTAGTTTCAAGCGGTAGCGAAATCTTTACAGAAAGCGTAGTAGATTATTTCGGAGAAGTAGAAAGTGTAAGATTAGTCGAAGTAAAAACAAAAAAAGGAAAAACATATAAAGCCGTACCAGTATTAGGAAATAGCAAAAAAGAAGAAAAAACAGAACAAAAAGAAGAAGCTACAAACGACGATTTACCATTTTAATTAAATTTGTAGAAAAGAGGAATAGAATATGCCTAGAGTAAAAAAAGAGCTAACTCGAGAAGAACAAGAGTTATTTAACGAATTAAAAAAATTAAGTAAAAGAGCTAATCAACGTATAGTAAGATTAGAACGCGAGTTTGGTAAAGATACTTGGGCTACAAAATATTTAAAAGAAAAGCTTGCAACCGAACCGTTGCAAGCTTGGTCTATTTCTGGACGTGTTAAAGCTAATAAATCTATGACAGTTACACAAATGAAAGCAACAATAAAAGCAACAAAAGAATTTTTAAATAGTAGCATATCAACCAAAAGAGGAGTAAAAAAAGCGAAACAAAAAGCTATTAAAACATTAAAAACTAGATTTAGTACTGATGTTTCGGATATATCATACGAAGAAGCAGAAGCGTTAACTAGCTTTTTTGAGGATAAAGAAGTAAACAGCGTAACGAATTTTATACCTCGGGTCTGATGTTTTAGCGATAATAGAAGAAGCAAGAGAGAAGCAAAATGATTATTCTACATTTGCAAGTCAAATGGAAAGTATAAAACAATGGAACAGAGGAACATCAATGGAAAATGTATTAAGAAAAATTTACGCAAAATATATTTATCGAGGAAATGAAGATACAGACGAGCTAGAAATGTTATATAGTAATGTATTAGAACTTATAGCAAGTGCTACAAGCGAGTATGATTTACAAGAAGTCGAAAGTATAGTAAGTAATTTATTATCTGAAAGAAAGATAAATGAGCAAGAATATAATTATTTAATGAACGCGATAAATGATAAAAGAAAAGAGTTATAAAATATGAAATATTTTAAAGAATTTCAATATCATTTTGGGGATATAGTAGGCGAAAGAAAGCAAGTAGATAATACTATATATTCGTTAGATATAGAAACATCAAGCTATTTAATATTACGAGGGGAAGTATTACCAGCAATAAAATATTTAGATTTAACCGAAGAAGAACAAAAAGAAGCAGAATTTAGAAGCTGTATGTATATATGGATGTTTTCTATAAACGAAGAAGTATACTATGGTAGAACTTGGGAAGATTTAAAAAGCTTTCTAGTACGATTAGATTATTATAATAGTAATAAAAAAATAGTTTTTATACATAACCTTTCATTTGAATTTCAATATTTAAAAAGTATTTTTAAATTTAAAAATGTAGTAGCACGAAAAAAGCATAAAGTTATGAAGTGCGAAATGGAAGATTTTAATATAGAAATTCATTGTACTTATATGATGTCAAATTGTGCTTTAAAGTTACTACCTAAAATATTTATGTTATCAGTAGAAAAGAAAGTAGGCGATTTAGACTATACATTATTAAGAACGCCAGCAACAACTTTAACAGAAAAAGAATTAGGCTATTGCGAATATGATTGTTTAGTTATATATTATTATATAAAAAGAGAATTAGAAACATATACAAGAGTAGACAAAATACCTATTACCAGTACTGGAAAAGTTAGGCGTGAATTAAAAGAGCTTGTATCTGATGACTGGGAATATAAAAGAAAAGTAAAAAAATCTATAAATATAAATCCGCATATATATAATTTATTACAAGAGGCTTTCGCTGGCGGATATACGCACGCAAATTGGATTTATACAGATGAGATACAAAGAAATATAGAAAGTTGGGATTTTACATCTAGTTATCCATATATATTAGTATCACATCAATTCCCGTCTACTGAATTTCAAAAATGTATAATAAAAAACAAAAATCAAATGTTAAATAAATTTGCATATTTGTTAGTAGTAGAATTTAAAAATATAAAATGTAAATATTACAATAATTTTATATCGCAAAGTAAATGTAGTAAAATAGTAAAAGGTGTATATGATAATGGTAGGATTATAGAAGCAGAAAGTATTACAATAACTTTAACAGATGTAGACTTTTATTTTATATTAGATACTTATAAATTTGAAAGTTACGAGATACAAGAAAGTTATTATAGTCGTTACGATTATTTACCGAAACAATTTATAGAATTTGTATTAGAAAAATATGTAAATAAAACAGCGTATAAAAATGTAGAGGGTATGGAAGTAGAGTATGCAAAAGAAAAAAATAAATTTAATTCGTTATATGGTATGAGTGTTACAAATATGATACGCGATGAGGTAATATACGATAATGAATTAGACTGGAGCGAAAGAGAATTAGAAAATACAGAAATAATAGAAAAATTAAATGAAGAAAAGAAAAAAGCATTTTTAAGTTTTTCGTATGGTGTTTGGGTTACTGCTTATGCTCGTTCTAATTTATTAAAAAATGTTATAAAACTAGATGATTATGTAGTATATTGCGATACTGATAGTATGAAATTAAAAGAGGGATATAACAAAAAAGTTATAGAAGATTATAATAAATTTGTTATAAATAAATTAAAATATGTAAGTAAATTACTAGAAATACCATACGAAAAATTTAGCCCGAAAGATAGTAAAGGCGAAAAACATATATTAGGTGTATTTGATAATGACGGAAAATACGACGAATTTATAACGCAAGGGGCTAAAAAATACGCATATACAAAATGGATAGACAAAGAAAAGATAAAAGAAGATACAAATGTACAAGAAATAAAAGGTAAAAAAGCAAAAGTATTAGAAATAACAGTAGCAGGAGTGCCAAAAAGCGGAGCGTTAGGATTAAAGAATTTATCTGAATTTAAAGACAATTTCGTATTTGACTTTAAATATACAAATAAAAATTTGCTAATGTATTGCGAAAATCAAGAAAATTGTAATATAATAGATTATCAAGGGAACGAATATACGGTAAAAGATAAAACGGGTTGCTGTATAGTACCTACTACTTATGTATTAGGGAAAGCGTTAGACTATGCAGATTTAGTTTCCGACAATTCAAGTAAAAGATCAAAATATAAGGAGTGAAAAAATGGAAGATTTAGAATTTATAAAAAGATTTTCAAAGATAACTATATCGCGGTATTTGTGAAAAGAAAAAAATAAATAGAACTAATTTATTGACAAACAGAACAACAAAGAAAAACGCAAAAATAGTAAGGGAAGAAATAGAAAGCGAAGTAGCAAAATTATATATAAAGAACAATGATGAGGAGAAAGACAATGGCTAATAAAAAAGTTATTCATTATAACTTAGACAAAATAGACGCGATACGGTGCAAGATTTAACTTGATTTACGGCGAGCGTTCCAATGGAAAGAGCTATCAAGTAAAACATAAAAAAGCCGTAGAAAAATATTTAAAAACTGGAAAAAGATTTATTTTAATGCGTAGATTACGCGAGGAAATAACATCGGAGAAAATAGAACAATATTTTCAAGATGTAGATGTAGCAAAACTAACAAACGGAAAATATAATTGTATAACATTATATAGAAAAAATTTATATTTATCTGTATATGATAATGAAACGGGAAAAACTAAAAGATATGAAAAAATAGGGTATGTAGTAGCGTTATCAACCGAACAGAATTATGCTGGTGCAAGTTACTTAGATGTAGAAGATATAATATTCGAAGAATTTATGAGCCGTAGTACATATCTACCTAATGAAAGTAATAAACTAATGAATTTTTATGCAACAGTAGACAGAAAAAGACTAAAAGTTAGATTATGGCTTGTAGGTAATACAATATCGAGAGTATGTCCTTATATTAATGACTGGGGCTTGCATAGTTTAATAAGTTCACAAAAACAAGGTACAATAGTAGTAAAAGAGTTACAAGATGTAGTAGAAGATAACCCGCCTATTAAAATTGCGTTAGAGTATTGTATGTCGACTGGTCAAACATCGGGAACAATAGGAACAAACGCAAAAATGATAAATACGGGAGCTTGGGAAACACGCCCGCAACCGCATTTGCCTAAAAGTTATAAAGAATATAATGTATTATATCGTTTTGGTTTTCAATATCAAAGTTTCAAATTTTTATGTGAATATTTAGTAGATAGAAAAACTAAAAATAGCCCTATATGGTTTATACGCCCATATTATAAAGAATTTTCAAATAAAATAATTGTATTTTCCGATATAATAAAAGTATCGAGATACTGGCAAAGAGATATATATAATATATCAATTAAAAATGATAAACTTCGTAACTTGTTTATGTCTTTCAAAGAAAACAAAATATTTTATTCAAGTGATATGTGCGGAACAGATTTCAAACAAGTTATAGATTTTCAAATAAGGAGATAAAAAATGAATAGTAAAATTTTATTAGTAAAAAATATACATATTGACAGACAATATACAAATGTACTTTCGTATAGTGAAGCACAAATGTTAGAATTATGTCAAGCTAATTTAGTTGCTCAAGCTGATAATTACTCATTTTTACGCCCTACTGGAAGTATAATGGCTGGATTTACATACGCACAATGTTTACAAGCAAATTATATAGCTTTTCAAAATCCCGACTATTCAAATAAATGGTTTTTTGCTTGGATAGATGATGTAATATACAAAGGCGATAAAAATACAGAAATTACTTTTACTGTCGACGCTTGGAGTACTTGGTTTGATAAATGGCAGAAAAAAACTTGTTTTATAAATAGACAGCATACAAACAATGATACAATAGGATTACATACAATACCCGAAAATTTAGATGTTGGCGAGGTAGTACAAGAAAGTATAACAGAAGATTTAGCGTATGGCAATGATTTTGGTTATTGGATAGCTGTTGCGAGTAACTGGAAAATAAAAGACGGAAGCTCGGGGGCTGAATTATTAGAAAGCGACAAAGGTACACAATACGCGGGTATTACGGTATATGATAATACAGTGTTTGGAACTCAACTATTTTTCTTTAATATTACAGATTTATCTAGTTTCAAAGATTTAGTATTATTATTACTTCGTACAAATGCGGACGGTCATATAGAAGATGTACAAAACATATTTATTTTACCCGATGTAGCAATAGAACAAAGTAAATTACAAAGTCATAGTGCAAAAGTTATAAGTGATGAAAATACATTTAGGTTTTATACTATGAGTTACGATATGTCGCCCGAAAAATTTAATACAGAAATAAACAAAATAACTTCTTTTTCTGATTACACGCCAAAAAATAATAAATGTTTTGTATATCCATACAATTATATATTTGTTAGCAATAATCAAGGTAGCAACAATATATATAAATATGAAGATTTTAATACTGAAAAATGTATTTTTGAAAATCAATTTAGTATTGCTATTGGTGGAAGTGGTAGAATTGTACCAAAGAATTATAAAGGTATGGCGACAAATGATGACGAAGCATTAGCATTAGGAAAATATCCAACTTGTGCTTGGAGTTCCGACGCATTTACAAACTGGTTAACACAAAACAGTGTTAATATGGCTGTAAGTTTAGGGTTAACAGCTGGAACTGTCGCTACTACTATTGCAACTGGCGGGGCTACTGCACCGGCACTTGCTGGGGCTGTAATGAGTGTAGCGGGAAATATAGGTAATACAATAGGACAATTTTATCAAGCGTCATTACTTCCTAATATAAATGGCGGTCAAGCTAACGGCGATGTAATATGGACTTGTAATAGAAATATGTTTAGTTTTAGACAAATGAGAGTAAAAACAGAATATTTAAAAATTATAGATGATTACTTCACGCGTTTTGGTTATGCTGTAAAATCTCTTGCAATGCCTAATATTACTGGGCGTGCATATTGGAATTATGTAGAAATTGGAGCAAGCGAAGAAATAGGATACGGCGAAGTACCAGCAAAGTATATGGATACTATAAATAATGCTTGTAGACGAGGCGTTACAGTATGGCATAATCACGCAAATGTAGGAAATTATAGCTTGAATAATACTATTGTTTAATGTGAAACAAAAATAAAGAGAGGATATATCCTCTCTTTTATTATGGGTTAAAACTTGCACTTGCGATAATTGTTGGATTAGTAAGTGGTGTAGAAACATTTTTAGATAAATATATTTGATTACTAAATCTAGATGTAATTCTAGTAATACAAGGATTTAAAAATGTATCATTAGCTGTCGACATAACAGCTAAACCACAATAAAATTTTCCCTTGCTATCTGTGTTTCCGTTTATTAATGCTAAATTATATTTGTTAGCATGTGAATTTGATTTTATATTTTCTATTGTAATATTTCCATTAGTGTTAACATTTAATATTACTCTTATTAGTTGGTCATTTCCCATACTAAAATCAATATCATAAGTTCCAGCTCTTAATACTGCGACTTGGTAGTAAGCATTTCTCTGCATATTAACTGTCCAAGGATTTTCAACTGGTAAATAGCTATCTTCATTTCTAACTTGTAAACATTTAATATTATCTATATCATCAAACATACCATTATATGTTTGTAGATTTAATATTTTAATTTTATTATGTGTGTTAAAATATTCCCAATATTGTGATGTTAAATTATCAATATCAATACCTTTTTTAATACCTTGTATAGGTGGTTGTATATTAGCTCCATTTATTATAAATTTTAATGGATATTGATTTAATTTAATTATTGATGTTGTATAACTCTCATCTTGTTTCCAAAATACAGTATAAAAATTATAAATAAATACAGAAACACTATTAGAACTTATTAAAATACTTTGTGCGTATGTATCTACAAATAAATTACTAAATATATATGTTCCTCCACCATCACATTCAATTCCAATAGTATTATTATATTCTTCTGCTGTTACATTATCTTTTGAGTATGAACTTGTTAAATGTACATTAGAGATTAAATCTCCACCGCTATGTAAATACATTGCTTTTTTAATACGTTGTATTCTTAACACATCTATTTCATTATCTGTACCATATAAATATAATCCAACGGCATTAGGGTTAATATCTGCTCCATTTCCACTAATAGAAATATTAAATAATCTTGCATCACTTGAACTACTACCTACTGTTCCTCTATCTATATAAATACCATAATTAGCAACATTTAATATATATAAATCTTTAAAAATTGTAAATTTTCTATTAGATGTTGTATATATTGCATAAGTTGTATTTGTTGCGTCCCATACCCCACCTTGTACTAGCATTTTTCCATAAGGACTATATCGGTTATAAGTTCCAAGTGTATCATTTGCTATTTCTAATAAAGCATTTATTTCTGTATTTGTTTTAATAATAGCATTATCTTCTAAAATTAAATTTATTTGATATTCAATACCCATTTTTACTTTTAAAGGAGAACTTATTAAATATTCCCCATTTGGTATATAAATATTTCTATGAGGAAAATTATCTATGCAAAATTGTATTGCTTCTGTATCGTCTGTAATTCCGTCGCCTTTTGCTCCATATTCTCTAACATTTATTTTATCATTTAAAGAAATAGCATATAAATCATCATGCAATAAATTTATTTTTGTTCTTCCATTTACATTTTGGGCGTTTTGTTCTTTAATAATTTTATATTTTTTGCTTCCACCGTCATTTATATTATGAAAACCAAATGTTTCTGCATAACTTCCCTCGATTAAATTTTCTGAATTTATCATATCTGAAACATTATCAAAACCAAGTAGAGATTTTGTATTCAAATATTCTGCTATAATTTCTTGTAATGTTCCGTCTTGTGCCATTTCATTTAATTTATTATTTATTTCATCTTGTACATCTAAATTATCAAAATAATTATTTACATAGTTTTGTAAATCAATGAAAGCATTTGTAACATTTTCCATTTGTGTACCTAAAGTATTTTCGCTATTTATGATTTTATTAATTTCTTTTCCTAATTTGCAAAATAATTGCCACTCTGTTAAGGCGTCAAAATCTGCCTCAATAAAAGGAAAATTCTCTAATACGAACCATTTAAAAGGTGTTAATTTATTAAAATTAAATTTATTCATTTTTTCTTCTCCTCTCTTTATACTAACTGATAAAAAAGACACTCTAAATCTTTAAATATCATTGTATATATTGATTTTATATTTTCTTGCATTTCTTTTAAAATTGCTATTTTATCTGCTGGCGTTCTTGTAATTGTTTCGTTATATTCGTTTACATCTGTGCCGTTATTTTGTGCTTGTGATGTTCCTTGACTTGTAGAATTATCCTCGCCATTATTTGTATTTGTATCATAATTATAATTTGTAACATAACTGCCGTTACGCAAATCTTCTAATTGATTTTGAGGTAGTTCGCTATTTCTTCTATCTGATACATCGTTAGTAGATGTAGTACTATGATTACGTAACTCATTACTTGTATTATTTGTACTTTCTGATGTTCTATTATCTTTTCCAGTTCTTGTAGTTACTTCGCCGTCATTAAATATCTGCCAATTTTCTAATGCGTCAAACATTTTATTGTATAAAGGCATAATCTCATTAAGTTTTACATCTAATTGTATACGAAAAGCTGTTACTGTTTCAAATCCTATACGCCTTTGTAAAAAATGATTTAGTATCATTGTTTCAAATTTCTCCTTTGTTATATTAGATGTTAAAGGATAATCAAAATTAAATATTGTTTCTCTCCCCACTTTTGCTAAATCTTTTATTTTTACTTCGGGTGCTGGACTGTTTAAATCTACATCGGGATTTACTATCGTTTCTAATATAGAATAAAGTGTAGGGGGCTTATTACAATTTGGCGGTAAAAAAGGATAAAACATAAATAATCCGTTATAATATGGTATCATCTTCGCCCTCGCTTTCTACTTCGTATTCTTCTACCTCTTGTTCGGTAGTTGGTACGCCGTCATAATATTTTACTTCTATTTCTTTTTCTAAGGCTTTCTTTCCATTTATTAAAATTTTATTTGCTAATTTTTCGTTTATTTCTTCTATTGCTTTTTGTCTAGGCTCAAAACGAATATATCGACTTGCAACAGTTCCGCCTTGACTTGCTAATACTTCATCTTTTATATTACGCTCTTTTTTCTGAAAATTCATATTTGCAATACCTATAAGTCTTAAAAATTCGTTCCAGTCTTTTTCTTTGTGCAAGTCTATTTTATCTGCTACAAATGGTGCTGGTGCAAGTACTAGCGTTGTATCGTCTAAGTCTAAATCTTCATAAGCAATTACTGTATTTTCCATACCGTCTACATTATTTACTAAATCTTGTATAGATTTTACTTTTTCTGATTTTGTTTTCCAAAATCTAGGTGTTTTTTGCTGTGCGATATTTATATCTGTTGTTCTTGTATCTAATGCTATACGCTCTGCATATTGTAAAATATCTAACCATAAAGGATAACGCCCGTTATTATCATACATTATTACAAAATCATCTTGACTTTTTATAAATTTAGAATATCCGTTTTGTGATATTACTTGTATGCTGGTAGGTCTATCGTATACATCTAATTTCCCTATATTTTGATATGGTAAAGCTAATAATCCTAATACTTCATCTACGAAAAATGCTATACTTCCTTGTCTTAAAAGTGTTTTGTTTAAATATGCTGTATCAATAAATTTAGGCATATTTGTAAATTCAAACACATTTTCGGCAAGTGTTAATAATTGCCTTTTATACATTTCATAAGTTTTGAAATTAGACAACTGCGAATTTATTAATTTTCGTTTCATTTCTTTTCTCCTTTCTTATAAAAATAATAACGGCTAGATATTATATCCAGCCGTTTTAGTTTTAAAGTACTGTTATACTTGCTGTACCAGTTTTTGTAGTATCATATACGCTTGTAGCTGTTACTTCTATTAATGTATCTTCTTGGTTATCTGTACTTGCAACGTGTCCAGCTGGGATATGTACTTTTCCTGTTAAATCAACAGTAGCTTTCTTTGCTGGGTCTGTTTCTGGGTCTTGTGTAATACTCCAAGTTACAGCCTTGTTAGCAAAACCAGTAGTAGCAACTACTGCTTGTAATTGTACATCTAATCCAGCACTTGCTGAAACTTCACTAGGGTTTACTGTTACGCTTGTTACTGCTGGTGTATCTGTTGTAAATACAACAGCCCCTTTAAATGGAGATGTAGAAAGTACTTTCCAAGTATGCAACCAATGATTTCTTTTTAAACTTTCTGGGTTATAAAAATCTGTCATTTTTGTATCTGCGTTATTATCCATTGCGTATGAATAATCTTGGAAAAATTCATCATCAATTATTACAGCTGGTATATTTGCTAATGCTTCTAATTCTGTTTCTGTAAATGGTACGTATGCGTCTCCTAGTAATTCTTGTAATCTTGCTTCGTCGTGATTTCCGAAGCCGTCAATTAATGCACTTCTTGATTTCATTTCTGCTTCATTTCTGAAGAAAGATGTTGCTAATACATCTGTACTCATATCTGCTTCAAAATCTGTATTGATAATTGCTATTTGCTTATCAAATGGAGTAGATACACGTACGCCAGCTGGATTATAGTTTGGACTTCTGAAAGTCATTAAATTTGAAATAGATTTTAATTTTGCTACTCTTTGTCTAGGTGTTAAATTTGCGTAGTTATCTATTTTAACACTTGTTATAGTTCCGTCTATAATTCTTCTACATAACATATATTTATCTGCTATATATTTATCGTATTTATATCCTTCATATAAAGAACCTACTATTTTTTCGATTAAATCAAATAATCCGCCCTCTGTATTGAAAGCCATTGCCATTTGTTCATCTGATGTAGTAGTCTTATAGAATTTTTGATAATTAATTTCGTGTAAATAATTATAAATATTTGGTACAACGTTTTCCAAGAAATGGTCTACATCGTTTGCATATTCGTTATAATCATATACGTTTGCTATATCTACGATTAATTCTCTTACTGTTTGCCCAAAAGGTAAAGTACCTCTATTTGCAAAAACTTCCCAAGGATTTTCCCAATAGTTTCTATCTATAACAGTTAATCCTATTAAATTTATTGTATTTATGAAAGCATTTTTATATCTTTCGTTTGACATTATTATTTTACCAATAGGAGCTATGCTCTCGCCTTGTACTGGTAAATCAATATTACTTGCTAGCTCTGGTGTTGTATTTATAATAAATGATAAAAGCTCGCTATCATTGTTTACTTTTAAAACTTTGTTTAAAGCCATTTTATTTTCCTACCTTTCTATAATTAAATTTCTTTTATGTCGATTACTTCTTTTTCTTCTAATTCTTCGTCGACTTCTTCTTTTTTATCTTCGGCGTCTTTTTTGTCGTCGCCTTTTAAAAATCTTTGTTTGTATTTTTCTTGTAAGTCATCAAGTTTTGCTTGTAATTCATCTATTTTAGCTGTATCAACTTCTCCAACTTCCATACTGTCCTCAATATCTTCTAATAATTGAATAGCAATATCGTTGTCAGTTACAAGCTCATTAACTTTTTGTTTTAATTCTTCTTTACTAAGCTTCATCTTCGACTTCCTCCTCTCCTTTTTTTACTTTTTTTGTTCTTGTGTTTTTTGTTTCCATTGTTGTACATAATCTTTCCATTACAATAGTATTATTGTTTATCGCGTCTTTGATTTCGTCTTTGTATGCTAACATTATTGTTGTATGTTGTTCATTTAGTTTTGCTGTTTCTTGTGAGTTCTTATCTGTTATATACTTTACATACCAAGCCATACCAAGACAAGCGACAACTGGAAACGCATAACTACCTAAAAGAGTTGCAATATCCATTTTCTTTTTCTCCTTTCTCGTTAGTTTCTATATAAATTATATGCACAAATTTTAATTTTTGTCAATAATAAAACGAACATTTTAAAAAAATGTTCGTCTATTTCTTATTATATTTGTAAATACAGCCCAAGGAAATTTACGCCTTTTTAATGAAACTGTAGGAACTGGCGGAAGCCCGCCCATATATGTATACCAATTTAAAACATATTGCATACGCAAGTCATAATGATTTATACTCGGGTCATAGCTCGGTCTTTCATATCCAGCCATAAACATTACAGCTAATTTGTCGGGCGTCCAATTCATAGAATTATCTAAAAACTGTTGCCCCGTTATTCCTATCATATCGCTTGTAGCTCCCGAGTTATAATAATTTTGTATAAATGCTTGCGTCGTATACCACTCGCCAACTCCCGACTGATTTAATATTTCTGCTATAATTACTTGTAATTGTACATCTCCGTTATTATATGGACTTAATCCAAGTGTAGCACAATGATTTTGCAATACTGATACTGGCGTCCATTGTACTATCCCGTAACCTTGCCCGCCTACTTCTTTACGCTCGGGATTTATACTACTTTCGGCTTGCATATTTCCAAGTATTCCAGCTATTGTATTATCATTTATTCCTAAACTTCTATAATAAGCTATTACAATATTTGCGTTATTTTCCATTTCTGCTTGGGTCAACGCCCCACTTCTACTGATCCAAGGCATTATTTAATCACCAACTTTTGATTTAGATATATTAAATTAGGATTTGAAATATTATTATCTTTTGCTATTTTTTGGTATGTTGTATTATATTTCTTTGCTATTGCTGATAATGTATCCCCGCTTTTTACTATATATATTGTTTCTTGTGAAACATTTGTATATATTTTTAATTTTTGATTTGGATATATTAAATTAGGATTTTCTATGTTATTATCTTGTGCTATTTTTTGATATGTTGTATTATATCTTTGTGCTATTGCTGATAATGTATCCCCGCTTTTTACTATGTATTCAATATAATTTGAGTTATCAACAGAGTTTTCCACATCTTCCACATTGTCATATTTTGTTAAATTGTTACTATTGATTATTGACATTATAGTATTTATATATGTCGGACTTGTAGCATATCCGCCATTTTTTATAGCTGTTATACACTCTAAAGGACTATTTGATACACAAGCTTTTCTATATCTCTCTGACTTTGTTATTAAATCGAAATAGTCTGATATACTTTCCGCTAAACTGTTATAAGCTCTGAAACAAGCTGTAATATTTGTATATGTACTTCCGTCGTAACACTCTTGCGTATTTGCGTTATATACTTTTCCTTTCCAGCTTGAAGTTGCTTTTATTCCAAAAATTGCATTTGCTTTCATCATTATTTTACTTTGTCCCCAGCCACTTTCACATATTGCTTGTGCAATTACTACTGACGAAAATAAAGGATTTCCCCTTTTTTTGTTTTCTGCTACTACTAATGGTGCTATTGTTGGTATAAATTCTGATTTTTTCATATATTCTATTTACTCCTTTCAAATATTTCATTTTGCAAATCATTTATTCTAGCTCTTAAAACTTGATGATATGTTCTCATAGCTTGAAATTGAACTTCCAATAAATTTGCTTGTTGTTTTGAAATTTTTGTTATTCTAATTGAATTTATAAAATCTTCTAACTTAATTATTTTTTCATATAATTCATTATCCTCATCATATAATTTATGTTGTATTATCTCTAGTTCCTTAATTTTTTCTTCATTATTCATATCTATTCCCCTTTCTTATAAAATGGTACTATAATCTGAGTATCGATTATATGTACTATTGTACTTAAATTCGCGTCTATTGTCAAGCTCGCGTCGTATCTATATTCAAACTTGCTTTCGTATTGTACGCCTTGATACTCTAATTTTATTATGATTTCATATAATCTAAAATCTTTGAAATTTACTTCTATTATTAAATTTTTATATATTTCTTGTAATTTATCTTCTATTTCTAGTTCCATTGTTATTCTCCTTT